AACGTCAGAATCTATCGTGACTGGAACGGGACGGTAGTGACCGACAGCTTTGTGGGCGATGCCAAACTGATTACCTACGGACGGACCATCCGATGAAAAAGTTACTCTACCTTATTCCATTATTGCTGAGTCTCCTGGCCCCATCTGCTTGGGCTGTAACCTACGATGTCGGTTCGGTGAACGACAAGCCCACCACCGGCACGACCTTAACACAAAGCCATACGGTGACGAGCGCGGGGGGGAATCGAGCCATCTACGTGCTGTGCGCGTTACGGAGTCTCTCCGTGACTCTCACGGCAACCTATAATTCCGTCTCGATGACTGAAGTACGGAATGACGTAGAGGGCTCGACGGCACATCGGACATATATCTTCCGCCTCTTAGCCCCCGACACGGGAGCGCACGATTGGGTGGTGACGCAGAGCGGGGCGATCACGATGGTGTGTAACGGGGTGTCGCTGACCAACGTGAACCAATCGACCCCAGAAACCGATCACGACGGCCTGTGTGCGGCTTCTGGCACTTCAGCGACATTGACGCTCACCGATACGGCGGATGATCTCGTGCTTGATACCGTAGAGAATAGCGTGGATGGTTCTGCACTTACACAAGGGGCCGACCAAACCGACGAATATACGCCGATTGACTTTCAAAGTGGTACTGGCACAGCGGGGGCCTCACAGCAGCTTGGATCTGCTGATGGCGTCATGTCATGGAGTTGGACAGGCTCAGCGGGTCATTGCCACAGCGCGGTGTCGGTGGCCCACTCACTCTTTGTGTCTGGAAGCGGTGGCATGCGGAGGAGGAACTTCTAATGCGACGAGCACGTCCTCTCATTTTAATCCTCATGTGTCTTGCTTGGCCTACACTCAGCCTTGCGACCACCCGCTACGTAGACAACACAACGACCGCGTGCAGTACCCCGTCTGATACCGACTACAGCCCAGCGACAGAGACGTGTGGTGGGGGCGGAACGGATCTGGTCTACAACACCATCGCGGCGGCGTTAGCCGTGGAAGTCTCTGGCGATACCATTGAGATTCGTGGCGGGGTTCATGCCGATACCTACACCGTGGGCATCGACAACGATATTGCGAGCGGGCCCGGCCCTGGCTTTACCAGCGTCACGACCGTCCGTGGCTATAACGGGGAAGTGCCCATTATCCGTCCGACTGGAAACCCGTCCGTGTGCGGCGTGTTTATCCGCGATAAAACCAGCATCGTCATTCAAGACTTAGATCTTGACGCCAGTGGGTGTACCAGCGGTGGGGCATTGTTTATCGGTGGAGGGGTGGTCATCGGGAACACCGCCTATATTCGGGCGGAACGGGTCATTACCCGTGGTGCGACGGGATCAGGAATTTTAATCGGGGGCAACAACCTCGAATTGTTATATGGGATCACGCATAGCAATGGGACATTTGGTGGGAATCAGGACCACGGTATTTACTGGTCGGCTGGTACGACGGGGTTAATTCGTGGCTACACCGCCTATAACAATATGGACTCCGGCATCCAACTCTATCCTAACCCGGTTGGGGTGACTGTTGAAGATAGCCTGATTTATGCCAACGCCACGAACAGTGCCTCTTGGAACGTCTATTTTGGGTGTGAGAGCTGTATCTTCCGCCGTAATGTTATCGCACCCGCAGCGGGAGATTCCGGGATCGTCGTTTCCTTTGGCTCCACTAATGACAATAACATACTCGACCACAACTCGATCTATGGCGGCCTGATTGGGCTTAGGACCGGCCCGTCTGCGAATAACACCCGTGTACGGAACAACCTCATTTTAGGGGCAACCACCGCGATAGAAAATGCTGGCACCAACACGACGCTCACCACGAACCGCACGACCGGCACCGCGACCGACTTCTGGACCGACCCCGCCAACAACGATATGACCTTGAAGGCGGGTGTGGCCGCGATTGATGCAGGAACCGCGATAGCTGGGTACAGTTATAACGAGGCGGCTCCAGATCAAGGGGCGTTTGAAAGTTTCAAGTGTACAAGTGGCCTCGTGACGGGGAATGTTCTGACCGTGCAGTGCGACATGGCGCTGGATAGCCCGTTGGTCGTGGGCGCGATGGCTGGGTGGACGGTGAACAATGGCCGGACTGTGACGGCAGCAGTGCTGAGCGGCAGTAGCGCGGCAGCACTAACCTTTGACGGGGCGGCCTGTACGGGCGTCCAAACCTGGCAAGTCACCTACACGCGCTCACCAGGGACGGCCACGGCAGGGGTCGGGCGCATCGCTTTTAAGCAACCTCTCTATAGTTTCGGTCCGCTCACCGTCACCAACAACTGTGCGGGGGCTAGCTACACCATCACCCAGACCGAGGGGAAGGCCTACGCCGCGCTGGGCGCACAGAGCACCGTCGCACTCAGCACCAGGCTGTCCGCGGGTGGGCAGGTAGCCATTCGGATACACAAGAAAGTGACGGGTGCCAATGCTCCAGCGATCACGACGAAGGTGCAATGCTCAACGGACGATACCAATTGGGCGGACATGCCTGACGCCTTTGCGGGGGGCAACTGCCCGAACATGAAGTTCGTGGGGCTCGGGAACTTCCCTGGCATGGACGCGCACAATACACCGGTCACGACGGAGCGGCTGACGAGCGAGTTTGGGGGGATGGTCGCCGGGGGTGTCCAGCTCTGCTCATCTGGCTGTCAAACGCCCGCTGTCCAGATGAACCAAGATACCGAGAACGAAATGGTCTGGATCGTGGAGGCGGATACCGATGCCACAGGGACGTACTACTTCCGTGAGGTGTTGGTCGATGGCACGGTATTAACCTACGGGGCAAACAGCCGACCGTCGATTTCGATTTCCCCACCGAGCGCGAGCGGCTTTGCTAGCCTCCAACCCACAGGGCTAACTGTGTCGCCGCACCCTATGTGGGGACCACGACCCTCTCTTGGATGGCAGGCCAATGCCGAGAAACTTTTGTCATCAGCCTCCTTGTTAGTGGGAAATGGATTGAAGTAGGACGAACAACCGAGTCATTTATTGAAGTGCCATTGAGAAACACGGTGAATCAACCATACGGAGTGAGCGCAGTGTGCCCATGAAGAACAAGGAGTACGAATAACCGTGCGCAACATTGACCACATCGAATTGCCAGACGAGATTGCAGCCCTCATCACACCTGCTGAGGAAACGCTCGGTCGTCTCGAGACGATCAGCAAAGTGCTCGAGGACCGAAAGAAAGAGGCGGTCGACGGCCGGCTGAATAGCGGGATCGAGGACGTGTGGGCCTATTGCGAAGAAGCCTACGCGGGCATCGATGACGCGAATCGCGGGGAGTTTAATCAGAATCGGTGGATCAAACCTACGCATATGTCCCAACCTGTCACCACGAACGCTGCAGCAGACAAGACGGATGCGAATGACGGGCGGTCCACCGCATATGTGCGTCTCACCAGTCGATATGTGGATGCAGGCTGTGCCAAGATCGGTGAAATTCTTCTTCCCATCGACGACAAGGCGTTTAGTTTCACCCCCACCCCAGTGCCGGATCTAATCAAAGGATTGGAAGATAACTCTCCAGTTATCGAGGGCGGCCAGACGTTGATGCGTCCCGCACGACCTGATGAAATGGGCCAGGTGACCCCGCCCCCGGTTGGCGCGGCCACCACGCCACCACCGGACGTGCCACTCACCACGAAAGATCTGGCAGAAGAGCGGATTGAGCAGGCAAAGAAAAAGGCGAAGAAAGCCGAACTCCGTATTTACGATCAGATGGTCGAATGCGGGCACCATCGTGAAATGCGCAAGGTCCTGTTTGACGCAGCCCGTCTTGGTGTCGGAATCTTGAAAGGACCCTTCCCCACTCGTCGTCGGCGTCGAGCCATGATGAATGGCGCGGTCGTCATGAAAGAGGACATCGTGCCTGCTGATAAGTGGGTTGACCCGTGGAATTTTTATCCCGATCCTGCGTGCGGAGAAGAGATTAAGAATGGCGATTATAGTTTTGAGCGAGACTTCTTCTCTGAAAAACAAGTGCGCGATTTAATCGGCCAGCCAGGGTATATCGAATCGCAGTTATTGAAAGTGCTCGCAAACGGCCCGGTTACGAGGCCGGTCAGCGGGAAAAATCCTGTTGAACCTACGTTGAACAAAACCTACGTGATTTGGTTTTATTACGGCACGGTGAAGCGCGCAGATTTCGAAGTCATCAATGCCAAGGCTGCGAAGGATATTCCTGAACAGGATGACACGGTCTACGCGGTCCTCACAATCATCAACGACATTGTGGTACACGGCACAGTCAATCCTCTCGCAAAATCTGGCGAGATTCCCTACCACGCGGTACCCTGGCTACGCCGGCCGGGGTCGTGGGCAGGTGTGGGGGTTGGCGAGCAACTCGTCACCCCGCAGCGGGTCGTGAACGCCACGACTCGAGCCCTACTCAACAATGCAGGCATTTCGGCCGGTCCTCAGATCGTCATCAATCGCAAAGGCATTCGTCCAGCCAACGGTGAGTGGGTGGTGACGCCGAATAAGATTTGGTACATGTCCGAAGACAGTATGACGGACGATGTGGAGAAGGCGTTCATCACGTACCAGATCGACAGTGTGGAAGGACCGTTGCTCAAGATCGTGGAATACGGCATGCGGTTGGCCGAGGAGTCGACGAACATTCCGCTCGTGACGCAAGGGCTCTCAGGGAAGACGCAACCGGAGACGCTGGGCGGGATGCAGTTGCAAGACAATAACGCGAATCAGTTACTCCGGAACGTGGGCTACGGATTTGACGGGCATTTGACGGTGCCGCTCGTGCATCAATGGTATGAATATCATCTGCTCGATCCGAATGTTCCTGATGACGAGAAGGGTGATTTCGCCATCCATGCACACGGATCAGTGGCCTTGGTGGAACGCTCGATTCGCGCGCAGTTCATCTCACAGATGACGCCGATTGCGACCCCGCAGTATGGCGTGAATCCGAAGAAGTGGTTTGCGGTGGTGGCGAAGGCGAACCATCTCGATCCGACCGAAGTGCAGTTTACAGAAGAAGAGCAAGCGAAGATTGATAGCATTCCTCCTCCAAAGGCTCCTGCGGTTGAGGTGGCAGAGATCAAAGCGAAAGTGTCGCAGATGCAAATACAGGCCGATCAAGTTCGGGCACAAGAGGAAGATGCGTTGGCTCGGGAGCTGGCTCAACTCGATGCGCAATCGGAGCAGGAGATTGAAAAGGTTCGAAATCAGACGGCGCAACTTCGAATCAAGCTCGATACTGACCGCGACACAGTCTACGCCCAGGCCGAGACCGATCGCGTACGTACTGAATTTGTGGGTAAGATGAAAGAAATCGAGAACAAAAAGCAACTCGCGCAAGAGGAGTTTGCGCTCAAGCATCGGTTGAATCTGGATCAAATCAAGCAAAAGCTGGCGGATACAACCATGAAGTTGAACGTCCAAAAGGAGCTTGCTGCGCTCGAACTACAGGTTGATTTGAAGAAACATGTCACGCCATCCGCGAAAGATGTGATGAAGCCTCCGACGAACCGTCCGGGGAAGGCGTCACAGGGAAAGGCATTCAGCCAAGTCTAAATTGGAGTGTGATAAGATAATGGGAGCACTATGCTAGAGCTGACACCCGGAGAACGTGTCCATCCGACCTCGCAGAAAATTTTTACGTATCTGGAGGAACGATTGGAAGACGTGCGACGAGAGTTGGAAAAGTCGAAGACCGAGCAAGAGACGAACATGCTTCGTGGTCGTGTGGCAGAAATCAGAATGTTCATGGGCGCATGGGATGATCAACCAGTAGTCGAGTAACCGCTGCCTGAGCCTGGGCTCAGACCGCACAGCAGATCTCGCGTACCTCGTTTGACGCACGCGGGGCAAGGAGAGAGCGAATGCCAGAGTTAGAAGAGCAGACTGAAGAGCAACCTGTGGTGCAGACCGCAGAAGAACTCGCCGCGATTGCCGAGGCCGAGAAGGCTGAGGCAGACGCGAACGCAGAATTATCGGCCGGATTTACAGGCGTCGATCCGACACCAACCGAGGAGACTCCGCTGGTCGAGGCAGAACCTGTTGCAGAAGTCGTACCTGTTGTTCCTGTTGTGGAGCCGGTGCTCGCAAAAATCACTGAGGCGCAATTCCAAGAAGTCTTGGCGAAAGCGAACTCGGTCGAAGACGTGCGAGCCGCCTTTGCAAAATACCAGCGCGATGCTGGTGGGCGCATTGGTGGACTCGAAGAGACGATTAAACAGATCAAGTTGGCCGCGCAGAGTGGGCAATCATTCGACGTGACCGAGACGGATTTGGAAGAAGTCTCGAAAGAGTATCCGGATCTGGCGAAAGCGATTGCGAAGGACCTCGCGAAGGTCTTCGGGAAGGCGAAGGCGCCTGCGACCCAGACACCTGTTGTGGAAACACCAGCGGATATTAACGCGAAGGTGGACGCGCGGGTAAATGAAGGTGTCGCGAAAGTGGCACAGACATTGGAGGAACGGAGGAATCTCGAGATCATACAGGAAATTGCAGAAAGCCATCCGGATTGGGAAACGTTGACGGGTGTGACCAATTTACACACGGCACCGTTTACCCCCTACCGACAATGGCTCCATGCACAAGGCACAGTGTTCGAGAACATGCTGTTAAGTTCGAAGAGCGCCTCGACGATTGTGAAATCGATCGATAAGTTTAAGGCCTTTGAGGCCGCAGAAAAAGCCAAGAACCCGGCGACACCGGTCACCGGGAAAAATGCACGGAGTGAACGCCTCATCGAAGCGGTTCCCGCGAGAGGTGGTGGCGGATCTCCACCGAAGCCGAGACAGCTGACTCCTGAAGAGGAAATGGCTGCCGGGTTCGCTAACACGTAATCGAAGGAGAGTAGACAATGCCTACAGGTACGCAGACATTTTCTCTGACACCAGGGAGAATCAATAAGTATAAGGGACAGATTCTGTCTCACGCGGTCCCGATGGAGTGTTTGAGCCGTCAGGGTCGTCAGATCAGCATGCCGAAGAATGTGTCGGACACCTATGTGTCTCGGCGCTTCCTTCCTTTTAACGCCACGACCGCCTCGCCGAACACCTTCTTCCCCACTGGGACCGGTGATCGAGCGAACGTGATCGTGCAGGCGCATTTGACCCAAGAGGGTTTAACGCCCGCTCCGGAAACCATCGTGCCGATGGACATCTCGGTGGTCGTGCAGCAATACAGCTGTCTATATAGCTTCACGGACAAGACCTACGATCTCTATGAGGATGACATCCCCAAGGAGATGAT